TCCCTCATCGTTTTGAGCCCGGCGGCGAACTCGTAGAGTCCGATTGCCACCTGCTTTTTCCCGGCGAGGATTTCACCGTGAACGAGGTGAGCCCTCCCGGCGTCCGGGAGGATTTCTTTTGCCTCGGTCTCGATTATTTCGTTCCCCATTAAATCAATCAAAATTCAATTCCTCTTTCTTTCGCGTACTCGTCGAGTTCTTTCTCGATTTCTTCCATGTCGATTCCTTTTTCCCGGAGCTTCAGGGCGTAGGCTGTGTCCTGGTACTTTTCGCCGTACCGGTCCTTCGTGTAGATGTGGCAGTCGATGATCTCCTTGAGGAAATCCGTGATTCTTTTCCTCCCGAAGCCGAAGCGTTCGCTCAGGGCGTAGGCGAGGATCGTGTCGTACCGCCCGGCGTTCTGGTTGATCTGCTCGCGTGTGTCGTCCGCGAGCTTCTTTTTGAGCTCTTCGCGGATAGCGGCGGTCATGACTCTCGAGTGCTCGATTGTCGCCCGCTCAGGAAGCCTTGCTCTCATGTGTGCGTTTCTCCTTTCGCTTTGTCTGCCGTTCGACGATCTCGTCGAGCCAGATGTCGACGAAACCGTCCAGCTCTTTGTCCGGCGCGCGGTTGTGCAGTCCGTGAATCTGCCGGATTTTTGCCCAGTTGCTGTCAATGTTCATTTCGACCGTGAAGAACGGCTCGTCCGGCGCGTCTGTCCGTCTGATAAACAGTATGGTCGTTTTCCCCTCGAGGTGTCTCGCGGCGTAGCCTCCGACGCAGTGGTGCAGGGCTTTGCCTTCATTAATGATTTCGGCGGCGTTCTCCGGAGGTCGGACGAAGTAGTGCTCGTCCGCGAAGCTGTAGCGCCGGTTCAGCTCGTCGTATCTTTCGTCCCGGTATTTCTCGTCGGCTTCGCGTTCTTTCCGTTCCTTCTCTTCGCGTCTTATGGTGTTTCTCAGCTCGACGGCGGAGTCGTGAGCGGCGGTCAGATTCTTCGGCATGAGAACACGGGGTTCGGTGAGATCGAGCCCGAGTTCCTCCGCCATGTCGTAGTAGTCATGGAACGTGATAAGCGTTTTGTGCCGGCGGTAATCCAGCGCTCGCCATTCCATGTAAGCAGCCGTGGCACATTCGAAGTCTGATCCCTCTCCGCGAGCGTTCCGGTCGATGTAGTTCGCCAGCTGTTTCCGGCTGAGTACCGGCGAGAGCCGCGCCGCGGCGAATTCGTAGTCTTTGTAACTGACGTCGCTGAATTTCCCGTACCGGCGAAGCTCGTCGTCGGCGTCCGCGATGGTTGACCCGGACCAGAAGCCCCGGAGCATCCGGCGCGTTTTCAGCCGGTCGAGCGTCGGTTTCCCTTTGACAAACTCGTTGTACTCCTGCTTGTCCATCCGGAAGAATTTCCACGGCTTGTCCGCGCTCCAGTTGATAAGCCCGTCGCCGCGCTTGCGTATAAACAGGGTCTCTTCGATGATTTCGTGGAACCCGAGCTTCGCGATCATCTCGATCCCGGGATGGACGCAGTACTCGGCGAGCCACCTGACGGCGTAGTCACCGTCAGCGAGTTTTTCCCTTCGGGATTTCATAAGCTCCTTCAGCCCGCTGTATCTGAGAAATGTGTGTCTCAGCAGTTCGAGCCCGATAATCTGCGCTATGTACTCCGAGCCCTTGACTCCGGACGGGGTTCTCGCCTCGCGGTACGAGTAACCGAGATTTCCGTCCTCCATGTACCATCTTTCGCGCCAGCAGTACGCCTTTCCGGGCGTCCACGCGTAGATGTGCTCGATGTGCTTGTGAATGTGCATCTCGCGGTATCCGTCGTATCTGTAGCTTTTGCGAGCGATCAAGGCGACGCCGAAGACGAGATTGGGGTCGCCGGTCGGGATGATGATGAGAGCCCGCCGTGTCTGGCCGAGGTTGATCATCTTCCCGCATTTCCCGACGAGCTTGAGCTCCGCGCCTGTCCGGCAGTGGGGGCACACGACGAGCTCACCGTGTGTCAGGTGCGGGTTTACGACGATTTTCCCGTCGTAGTTCTTCCCGATCCGCTCCACGTGGTCGGATACGCAGTAACAGGTCGTGCAGATAAATTCTCTCTTTTTCCCGACCGGCTTGCCGTCGCTGTCCCGCTTCCGGTCAGCGAAGACGAAGTTCGTGAAGAGCCGGTTGAGAGCATAGTCGCATCCATCCGACAGACCCGGAAACTTTTTCGCAATCGCTTCCGTCTCCGGCGAGTTTGATTGTATTTCAAGTTTCATTTTTTCGCCTCAGTCGAAGAGATCGTCGAGGTCGATCGAGATTTTCTTCGCTTTCTCATCCGCGGAGGCGGTGTTTCCGGTCGACTGTAAATCGGGCTGTCCGGAGTCTGCCCCCGCGACTGTTTCGCCGCCGGGGAGCAGATCGTTCCGCCCGTTCGCTCCGGCGGTGAGATCGATCTCCATCTTGAAGCGGACTCCGCATCCGGGAAAGTAAAAGTTCGCGGCGCGGCGATAAACCTCTATGTCCGAAATGCTCACGCCGATGCCTTTCGTGACGGCTTCAAGGCACTCGGAGAAGCCCGTGTCGCCCTTCGCGACGACGGCGTCCGCGAACTCGGGGTTCTCAATAAAAGAGGCAAGCGCGCGGGCGACCGGTCTTTGCAGTATCTGTGCGTATCTGTTTTTCGGCTTTTCTTTTTCCCCCGCATCGATCATGCGGAGAGCTGTGGTGTAGTTCTCGTTCATGGTGGTATCCTTTCGTTTCATTTAATTAATGTTTGTCAGAATGGAAGCTCTTCATTGGACGCGAGAATCTCGAAATTCGCGGGGTTGAAGCTCGGCGTCTGCGTGAGTGTCGGCGGCGGAGCCTGAACCGGCGCTCCGGCCGGTGGCGGCGCTGTGTACGCGCTCGGCATATATCCGGTCGGCTGTGCGGCGGCTGCCTTTTCCTTTTCGGCTTTCGAGTCGACGAAGTAGGCTTCTTCGACGATGACGTCGGTCATGTAGTGCTTTACCCGGTCTTTGTCCTCGAAGGTGCGCGTCTCGATGTGTCCCACAATCGCGAGGCTGCTTCCTTTATGAAAATATCCCGCGATGAATTCCGCCGTCTGCCGCCATGCCGTACAGCTGATGAAGTCGGCTGTAGGCGCTCCGTTGTCGTTGTCCTTCGGCTGATAACGGCGGTTGACGGCGAGGGTGAAGCGCAGTATGCTTGTGTCGTTCGGTGTCTTCTTGACTTCCGGCTCCGCGACGAGCCGTCCGCCGATGATCACCTTGTTCAGATTGAAGTTTGCCATTATGTACCTTCCCTTATTATCTTCTGAATGTACGGGAGCGGAACGTCATTCAGCTCCGCGAGAATCAGCATCTGGGCGTCCGGGTCTTTCGCCTGTCTCCATTCGCGGATGATCTGGTCTTTATCCATCCACGGACCGGCGGCTTTTCTGTCCGGGAGCTTGTATCTGATTGATCGCTCGCCGAAGAATATCCGCACGGCGTTCTCGGTGCGGTCGAGCGTTTCCGCGATCTTCGCGCAGGGTACGCCTTTTTCCCGGAGTGTTCTTGCGAGCTGTTTTTCTTCATATGTCCACGGTCGCCGTGTGGTGATCGGGACGAAGTGCTTCTGAATCATGTCTGTGTTACCTTGCAAACTCGTGCCAGTAGAGCCAGCGCGGGGTTATGTCCCACGCGCCGGGTACGACGACCTTTTCCGGATACAGACGGTAGGCTTGCCGTTTTGCGTTGTAGTAGCCCTTGAAGTATACGAGCGGCCATCCGTAGCGGTCGGTCAGAGCGATACGATAGACACTCCCGCCGATACAGCCGTAGTTCCTCCATCTGTTTCCGGTTGCGGTCGTCTCAGTCAAGCTCTATCTTCCTTTCCTCGGCGTAGCGTCTCCACGCCTCTTTTTTAATAAAAGTCTCGGTTATGTAGCCGGTCGGCATCCCGATTTCCGGTCGGTAGGTGTCGTCGCCCATCACGGCGGAGCGGTATTTCGCGTACGCGCGCTTGTAGGTGCGGACGACCGTCGCGTCGTCGAGTCCTTCGCCGCTCGCGCGGATGTTCCAGAGCGACCGCCCGACTCTTCTTTCGATGTCCTCGGGGAGAGTTTCGTGTGGTTTCATGTTGTCCTCACTTTTTATTTTCAGGCTGTTGACTTTGCCATTGATTTGTGATATACTGTATATGGTGTCCTTGTCAGAGGAGATCTCCTTTGCGTCCGGGTGGTAGTGGTGTACTGCCCGGACGCTTTTGTTATGCCCGGCATAACAGGATTCCGCCGCCGTCGAGGGTTTCTTCGGCGCGGAATTCAGCCTTTTCGCCCTCTCGCGGGACGAAGACCCTGTCGCGTCCCTCTCGCTCGAGCGCGGCGGCGAGAGCGTCGGCGAGAAGCTGGTTCGCCCTCTCAAGCATTTTGTTGCACTGCCGCAGGTCGTTGATCTGGGACTGCTGCTGTCTGATGAGTTTGCTTTGTATTTCGAGTTCTGTCATCGTTCTGATCTCCTTATCTGTTCCGTGTCGGACGCGGCGTGTCTCTGTGCGCGGGCTTGTCGGCGTCGATCGGCGTTACCCGGATCGGCTCGACGAGACGCCGGAAGTCGTCTGTCTGTGTGACGGCGAAGACGTATTTCCGCTCCGGTCGAAAGATCGGTTTTTCGTCGAGCGCGTTTTCGTGTCCGCACTCGAGAGCGTACTGCCAGCATTTTTTCGCGGCTTTACCGCCGACCGGCTTCGCTTTCTGGTATGAGCACCATTCGAGCCCCTCTTCGCGATAATACATGACGGCTTCCGCGAAGCAGACGAAGTGTTTTTTTTTGATTCTCTTGTTCATTTGCTTTTCTCCTTTGGGATGAATACCGCGAGCGGATCGGAAAGTCCGAGCGTCATGCAGATCTTGTAGATTTCGGTGTAGGTGAAGTCGCAGACGCCCTCGATCTTCCGATAAAGCATCGCCCGGCTGATTCCGGCGTCCTTCGCAAGGCGGCTTATACTGATGTTCCGCTCCGCGAGCAGGGCTTTGAACTTTGTCTGCTTCATGCCGGCTTGTCCTCCTTCTCGGGCTTCTGTTCGCGAAGCTCCGCACAGGCGATTACGCCCTCGATATAGCTTGCAACGAGCCTCCGCTCGATCTTCGAGAGCTTAGAAAAAGCCTCGTCACGAAGAATCGCGTTTACTTTCTGTCTGTTGTCCATTGTGTTTTCCTCCTTATTTTATACTGCGTTTGCCGCCGAAGCGGCGTATGTATTCCGCCATACCGCCGTTTTCCTCGAGCAGTTTCGCGAAGATATAGTCGGCGGCGTAGTTCGCGGCGTTCTTCTCGCCGGTCGTGAGCCCTCGCTCAGGGTCGTATGCCTTCTCCGGGATCTCCCGGTAAAGATCCACGATCTTTCCGGTCGGCGTCCCGTCCGGGTTCCTGTAGCAGACGACCCCGCATTTTACCCGGACGAAATTTCCGAGGTCGGTTTTGATTTCTTCTGCTTTCATGGTGGTCTCCTTGACATTCGTTTATTTTTGTGGTATAATCAACTCGAAGGGAGGTGATTATATGAATACCGAAATGAACATCGTTCTTCCGCCCGAAGCCGATCTCGCTACTGCCAAAAAGGAGTCAGTCCAGAAGGCGGATCACATTATCACGAGGGTAACTTACACATGCGGTCTGATCATGGAATATGATATAACCGCAACCCATACGGAAATTCGCTCGAACTGGTGTGTCGAGAGACTGCCAGACGGCCGGATGTCGGTACGAAGACCGTAGCCCGTTCGTACATCTTGACCCGCATCTCTTTCGTCTCAATCACCTGAATCAGCTTGCCGTAATCTTTTGCACCGGTTCGGCAGGCTGTTTTTTTTGCTTTCATCCCCTCTACACCTCCTTATTCATTTTATGTGGTATAATACACGTTGATCGGCTGTATCATGTGTTCGTATACTTATCTTCAGAGCACACAACTTCATACCCGAGTGGACTTTTTGTGTGTATGATATCAGCCATCTTTTTCAGTCTTGTTCTCGTCGTCGCTCAAATCGTCATTGAGGCTATGGATAAGCTGGCTGCACAGCGATGAGAACATCTCGCGGTTCATGACGAACGTGCCGACGCTCTCAGTTTCAACGCTGGTCACGTTGTAGTTCGCGTCAAGCTTCGGAACCGACTGATAAAACGAGAGTATAAACTCGCTTTTGCTCGTGTTTGACACGACCGAGAACTTATTCGCATATTTTATAGATTCGTTATCCATGTTATTCTCTCCTCAGTATTATTTTTGAAGTATGATAATTATACCATATTATTCTCAAAAAATCAAGAGGAAACTTATATTATTCACGACTTTTTCGACGTCTTGATTGAACAACAAACGTCTAATGCGCAATTTTATAATTAGTTGTTGATCTCAGAAAGGAGCACCCCATGAACGCAGTAATCTACGCCCGCTACTCGTCGTATCGTCAGGACGAGCGGAGCATCGAAGGTCAGATCAAGGACTGCACGCGTTTTGCCGAACAGAATGAGTATAAGGTGGTCGGCGAGTACATAGACCGTGCCCGTTCCGGAACCAATGCTGAACACCGGACGGAGTTCCAGCGCATGATAAAGGACAGCGAGAAGCGCGCTTTCGACGTTATCCTCGTCTACAAGCTCGACCGTTTTGCCCGGAATCGCTATGATTCGGCTATGTATAAAGCGAAGTTGAAGAAGAATGGCGTCCGCATCATCTCGGTGACTGAGGCAATATCCGAGGAGCCGGAGGGAGTGATTCTCGAGTCGCTGCTCGAGGGACTCGCGGAGTACTACTCGAAGAACCTCGCGCAGAACGTATCGCGCGGAATGCGTGTCGCGCGGCAGCATGGCTTCTTCACCGGCGGCGCCATTCCGTACGGCTACCGTGTAGAAGAAAAAAAGCTCGTGCCCGACGAGAAGGAGGCACGAGTTGTTCAGAAGGTATTCGAGATGTACGCAGATCGGGTTCCGATGAGCGAGATTATAGCGGAGATCAACCGTCTCGGATTCAAGCCACGAAAAGGGCAGAAGTTCGCGATAAACAGTTTTTATCGCATGCTCCGCAGCCCGAAGTATATAGGCGAGTACACGTTTGATGGGGTTGAGTATCCGGACATTTACCCGGCGCTTGTCGACCGTGATCTCTGGGATCGTGTGCAGACGAACCTGAAATGCAATTTGCCGACGAGGACGCGCGTGAAGCCGGAGGTTGTGAATTACCAGTTGGCTGGAAAGCTGTTTTGCGGAATATGCGGCTCGACGATGATCGGCGAGAGCGGACACGGCAAGGGCGGCGCAGTGTACCATTATTACACGTGTCACAATCGGAAGAAAAATCACGTCTGTAAAAAGAAGAACGAAAAGAAGGATTTTATTGAGTGGTATGTGGTTGAACAGACCATGCAATACGTCCTGACGCCGGAGCGTATCGATCTGATTGCTGAAAAGCTCCACGCGCAGTACGAGAAAGAATGCTCGGATAAAAAGATCTCGGAACTCGAGAAGCTCTCGAAGCAGCTCGACGTCGAGCTGGACAAATGTGTTACCCGCCTGATCGACGAGGACAACAAGGCAATTCAGGCGCGCATAAAGGAGCAGTTTGAGAAGCTGAGCGAGCAGAAAGAGGACGTCGATATTGATATCGCGCAGTTGAAACTCGTCGCGAAGAAGACGTTCACAGTCGACCAGTACAAGCAGTGGCTCGGAACTTTCGCGAACGGTGATCCCCTCGACGAGAATTTCCGGCAAAAGGTAATAGATACATTTGTAAATTCTGTGTATCTGTTCGATGACAAAATTGTTATTTACTATAATATCAAGGGTGGAAAGCAGATTTCGTACATGGAAATGTGCGACGATATGGAAAATCTCGAGCCGATGGACGATATTGCGCCCGGCTCGAGGTGTTCGGACAGCACTCTCAATGGTTCACCATTTGGTACTCTGGTCGAACACCTCTTCATAATCAACGAGAGGTTGTTCGCCCTAGTAATCACTGAACGAGACTAAAAAGAAAAGCAAGCAGTATAACCTGCTTGCTTTCTTTTTGCCGTTACGGAAGATCGATCTTCGGCAGTTCCGGCATTTCAAATTCGGGAGCCATCGGAATGGTGATCCCGAATGTGTGCCATGGAGTGTCTTTGAGCGTGGTCTCTTTGTAGAAGCAGAGGAAGAGTGTGTCTTTCTGTTCTTTCGTGAGATTGAGCTTCTGGATGTCCGCGACGACGGTCGTTTTCTTTCCGAGTCCGTTGTTGTTCAGGTATGAGTCGTAGATTTTGAGGTAGTCGTCGAAATCGATTTTTGCTCGTTTGATGTACGCTATCCGGTCGTCCTGCTCGTCGGTGATGAGGTTCCGGAAGGCTTCTATCTTCGCGCTTGATTCGGCGTCAACGTTACGGAGAGCGCGGACTTTGTCGGCGCGCTTTGAGGCGTTCTTGATTTCGTGGACGGCGTTCAGGGCTTCTCGCCGGGTCATTCCGCCGTTCTCAAAAGCTTTATACGCCGCTGTCGCTTTCGCGGATTCACGCTTGAATCCGTTCTCGGTCCATTCCTTTCCGCCTTCGGTCGAAGTCTTTCCAAAGACAAGCGCCTTTCCGGATTCCCAGATTGTTTTCGCAGTGTTATCGTTATACAGCGGGTATTGAAGCTGAGGGTTCCCGTCGTTGTCCGGCTTGTAGGATCCGCCGCGGGCGATATACTCGGAGCCCTCGAGAACCTTCTTGACCTGTCCACCGCCGAACGGGAACGCGGCGTAGTACACCGGTTTGAGCAATTCATCAGAAAGCGTTCGGTTACGCTTTTTTTTGCCGTATCCGTTGCTCGGATCAAGCGCCTTTACGGCATTCGTCAGGTTCGGCACCGAAGCCGAGACCGGAATGCGTCCTTGATCGAAGTCGTCAACGAAGAGTCCGAGGAACGAAGTGAACGGCAGCGATTCCGCGACATTTTCGGCGAGGTCTCCGACCGTCCCAACCGCGCTCTTCTGGTCGCGCTTGAACGTCCTGTTGATAACGTCCCCGAGTTCCTGCTTTCCGAGTGCGACGTCGGGGATATCCTTTATCGCGTCCCAGAGCTTTCCGCCGCTCGGCAGTCCGTAACCAGTCACGTCTCCGGCGAAATCTCCGAGGAGGATGTCGGCGGGATCGAAGGCACAGCGCCGTCCGACGAGTGCTTCATAAGCCTCGTTGAACAGCCACGCGCCGATGGAGTATTTGAAGAGCATCCCGAGGAGTTTTCCGACTGCTTTTTTTCCTGCTTCTCTCGGGAGGTCCTTAAACATCCATCCGATCTGGTTGTTCACTTCGAGCTGAAATTGTGTGAAAAGCTTTGTGACAGGGCTCCGCTGTTCGAAGATCGTCGGCATTTCGCCTTTGCTTCTGCCCGCCATCATACCGGCGATGAAGGTATCCGCCTCGTGCATAGCGTCGACGTCCGACAGTCCTTTCCGCTTGTTCTGCGAGTATCTCGCGCGCACAAGGGTTTCGGACGTGAATCCGTCGATCCACTCCATAGGCTTTCCGAGAGTCTCTGAGAGCTTCTGTCCGGTCGTCTGCTCGACGAGCGAGCTGTCCGCGAAGCGGTTCGTCAGGAAGTCGGAGCGGGTTCTGAATCCGTCGTCGTTCTTCACGGCTTTTATCGTGTCGAGCATTGCGAGCAGGATGTCCTGCTGCTTCATGGTCGCACCGCCCTGCACGAGCGGTGAGAAGTTCGTGAGCCATGAGCCGGGATTGATCGAGACCATGTTCGCGGCGACCCTCGATTCGAATTTCTTCACGAGGTTGTACATTCCGCGTCCCATGTACTGTTCCGCGGCGCGGTCGTGCATCGAACGTTTCCCGGCGAGGAGGTTCGTGTACTCTTCGAGCTCGACGACAAAGTTTCTGAGCCGGAACTTGTTGTCGCTGTCGTACAGGCTGTCGAGGACGCTTTGCTTCTGGTCAGTAGTGAATCTGTCGTCTTTGCGTATCTCGTCCGCCTGCTTCTTCACGCCGTCCGAGCTTCCGGAGTATCTCATCGCGTCCGAGAGCGCGCGGAGATTCTGGATGTCGTCGGTGAGCGTGATGACGTCGGCGGCGGTGCTGAGGTACTTTTCAAATCCTTCGACCGCACCCATGCCGGCTTCAAGTGTGGTTCCGGAGAACTGCCCGCCGTCGCCCGCGAGGTTTCGGCTCTTAGCGTTTGACATATACCTGATTCCCGGTCGGAATGTTCCGGTGAGTCCGTTGATACTGGTCGGGAGACCGCCGACGTCGCCCGGCTTCACGCCGAGCACCTGGAGCATCTGTGAGAGCACGCTGTCGCCCTGATTGCCGGAAAAATGCGGGAAGTATCCGGCGTGATACTCGATCGGGGCATAACCGGCGAGGACACGTGCCTGATTGATCTGCGGCAGCAGCTCGTCGTAACTCTTGCGGAAAACCTTGACGGCGTTCTTTACCTTGTCCATGTCCTTCGCAATGCCCGGATTTTCGAGTGCGAGGGTGTCGAGGATTCCTTTCCACTCGTCAATGGTGTATCCCGCTCTGGTGAGTTCGCCGCCGCTGTTTTTCAGCAGCGCGCCGGATTCACTCTCGAGCATCTCGATGTTGCTCACCGCTTCCCCGTAGAGCTGTATAAACTGGCTTTCGGAGAGCTTATCGCCGGATTTTACCTTCTGGGAGATGTCGAGTTCGCGGATTCTGTCTCTGTACTGCTTTTTGAGTCTGTTTCCGGTCGCGACGTCCTGACTGATCGGCGTGAAATACTCGGAGATCATGTTCTCGCCGAGCTCGTCGCCGCCCGAAATGTCGCGGATGTTTCGCGGCATGGTCTCGATAGAGTAGAGGATACCGCTCTTTTTGTCCTTCCACTTGTAGATATTGCCTTTTGCCATGATCTCGAGCGCGTGGTCGCGGCGGATGTCCTTTACTACCTGTCCGACGCGGTTTATGTAGACGTTCATGTCGTCGAGACGTTCTTTCAGGTCTTTCGCGTGTGCCCGGATGTCCTTGTCCTCGATCTGATTCACGTCGATTTCGGCGTAAGGTTCGAATTCCTTCGAGAGCTCGTTCCGCCTCTCATAAAGCTGCGTCATTTTCTCGGTAAACTGTCCGTTCTTGTGTGCCTCGGCGACGGCGTCTTTGTCAATGTCCCCGCCTCTGCGGTGTCTCCGCATCTCGCGTTCAGCTTTCGCCTCGGCTTCGCGGTCGAGTCGTTTCTGTTCCTTGTCGTTGTAGTACTGTTTCTGGTTCGCGAGTTCTTCCTGATGGATGAGGTCTTTGTTCGCGTCGAGGGTCTCGTAATATTCACGCTGTTCACGGAGTTCGTCCTGAAAATCCTGCGTGAGTTCCGCGACGGTGTCGTCCATGAGTTTCTGGTGTGCCTCTTCGGTGAGTCTCTGCTTCTGCTCGTTCGCGGCGAGTACCCGGTCGACGGCGGTCTTCGGCGTGGTTTCCATGTGCCGGAAACCTTCCGCGAGCTGTCCGACGATCTTCGCGTGGTCGTCCTTGTACGCCGCTTCCCATCCGGAGAAATCATAGATAGAGCTCTTGCCGTAGTCCGGATCGGCGATTGTGTCGTAAACTTCCGCCATCTTGAAAAGCTGATCCGACTCGGTCACGATGTCCGCCGGGAACCATTCCGGATAAGCGCTCGAGAGTTCTTCATACCGCACATCGACCGGAGTTCCTTTCGCCTTCGATACGAGGTTGAGTTTTCCGTAGTACTGCTTCCGGAATTTTCCGTAGCCCTCGGAGATATCCCCTCTCGCTTTCTCGGAAAGGAAGATCGGCGTGTGAAGTTCCTTTTTGAGTTCAGCAGCTTGTTCCGTGCTTGCCTTGTCGGTCGCTATATCGGAGTCCTGGATCTTGTTTGCGAGCTTGTCGAAGGCGTCGGCAATCTCGGTGTCGCTCATTGCCCGCACGCCGTTCGAGTCGGTCTCACTTGCGCGGTCGTAGAGACTCAGGAGCTCTTTTACGTATCCGCTCTTCTGCGTCCTCGTGTGGTTGTCTGATGTGATCTCATTGATAATCCGTTTTGCCTGTTCCCTCGACGGTACGTAATCCGGGGAGCGCTTCGAGTCCGGACCGAGGTCACGCATGACCTCTTCGCGTGTCTGCCGGCGTATCTGTTCGGCTTCGTCGGAGGTGAGCCGGCTCGCGATCATGTCGGTGAGTCCTTCGTTTTCCTTCTGGAGGTCGGCGATATACTCGCGGAGCTTCGCTTCTTCCTTTTTGCTGATGCCCTTCTTCTTTCCGGTATAGACTTCGGCGTCGCGATCGACCGAGAGTTTACCGAGCTCGTTGTAGCGCCAGCCGGTTTCCTGATATACAACGTCGGCGTCAGCGCCGTCATTGAACATCTCGATAGCCTTCTTGCGATTTCTTGCCTCGTCGGCATTCTTCGGACGGGTTGTGTCGTCGGAGGTGTCGTTGATAGAGTACTTCGAATTATTTTCGCCGTTCCCCTTGACATTTCCATCGGATTGTGATATACTGTTATCGGATGGCAGAGAAGGAAGGCCCGTTTCGGACGTATAGTCTGGGGTACTCGCTTTATGCGGTGCATTGGACACTTGCGTAATGCCGTCCTTTTTGGATGGCGGAGAAGCAAGCTGCGTTTCGGGCGTTATGGCAAAGGCATCGTTTTTTTGCGGTGCATGAGTCGCTTGCGTAACGCCGTCCTTTTTTGTTTTCGGCAGATATCTTTGCGGATCCCCCTTGACAAGCGGGATGAAATCTGCTATACTGATAGTGGAAGCCTTTTCGGTTTCCGCGTCCGCGGTACCGGTCGCTGATGAAGGGTGTTCATAACGAGCCGAGTTATCGGAGTTCCGTGACACTGAACTGGATTCAGCCGCCGTGACGCTTGCTGATGAAGGGTAATTGATGCTCGCCGGTTCGCCGGAAGGTGACTTTGCTGTAACTGAATTCAGTATAGCGTCAGCGGGCTTTTTTTCTACTGTCTCAATGCTGTCAAGTTCAAGAACCTTTCCATCGTACATGGAAGCGTAGGGATCTCGAATCCCATTTTCCCCGAAATACTCAGTGATCTCTTTTGGAAGCTGGCTGCCTCTCACGAGTTTGTATTCTTTTACCTTGATTTTTACTGGCTGAATTCCTTTGTCCGTCCGCACAGCCGCGAACAGAGTATATACCCCTGCTGTGTTATTGGCTCCGTGTGTCGGCGGTTCGGCGTGTGTCAGAACCGCGTTTTCGATTATCTCTTTTATGTGTTCAACCGTCTGTAGCTTGTACTTTGCGTCGTTCGAGAACGTATGTGTAAGTGACGTTTGAGTGATGAACACCATCTCGCCTGTATCGATATTGACGACAGGCTCTTTGTAAAGTCGCGCTGCAACCTCGCTGTTCAGAAAGTCTTTTCTTTGTTCCTTGTACGAACGCGAAGTATCCTCAGCTCCTATGTCAATGATCTTCATATCGGGCTTTTTGATAAGCTCTTCGTAGGTCGGTATCTTCTGGTCGGCGAATGAGTATTTGTTTCCGGTCTGCCCGGTCGTTTTTGTGCCCTTAGTCGCCCTCAGCGCTTTTGCGAGCTTGTCACAGGCGTCCTCGGTCACGCGCTTCAGAGCCTGAGCCTGCATTCTGCTCTGTCGTTTCAGGTCGCGTTCACCGTCCGCCCCAGCGGGCATGAACATATATGACGCGGCGTTCCTTATGTTTTCCCCGAGTCTCGTCACGGCGCGTCTTAAGTGTGTCCACATTCTCGCGGCGGCGGAGCGGTTCTGTCTGACGAAATCGGTCAGGGTCTTTTCGTCGCCGAGAATGGTCGAGATCATGTTCGCGGCGGCTTCGGCGTCGCAGTCGGCGTCGGTGAGCTGTCTTCCTTCTCCCTGATATTTCGCGTTGTACTTATCAAAAATGTCGGCGGTCATGCTGTCCCAATCCTGCCCGCGCGCGGCGGCGACCTGTTTCAGGGAGTCGATGACATTGTTGTATCCTTCATAGCCTTCGATTGAGTGCAGCAGTTCGTGCGAGATGACTGTCGGCATCGTGTCGGAGGCTTTTGTGTTTATAAAGATCGTGTCTCCGTCGAAGCGTCCGTTGATTCCGCCCTCGTCGCTGAATTCGACCTTGCGCCCGAAGGTTTTCCCGATGAGCTGTGCGAGATTGATCTCTTCCGCGGTCGCCTTGTGCCTGATTCCGGAAACGTAGGTTTCGTCGAGCTTCACGTCCCCGATGTTCCGTATCGGCTTCTTCTGCGTCGTCTCGCTTGCGGTGTTCACGAGGTTCGGCATACTGTTTATAGCCTCGATGATGTCGGAGTCAGAGAGCAGATCGGAGACGTCGACGTTCTTCGGCTCCGCTTTCACATCCGCGGAGGCAGAGTTTCCGTTCGACTGCTTCGTGAGATCGATCGTGACGTCCGTCGGCACGTTCTTGTAGTCGGAGTCGATTTTGCTGTTAAGATACTTCTGTTTCGCAGCGTCGATGATGTTCCCGGCGTTGTTCGTCAGAGCGCCGGCTCCTGCCATAACTCCTCCGGAGAGAGCGCCGCCCGCGAATGAGACGAGCGGGTTCACGACGTAGTATTGCAGAGCGGCTTTCTTCGCGGCGGTCTTTTCGTCGTAGCCCATTTCGATGAGCTGCTTTTCATACTGCTTGTAGTCGGATTCTTTGCCCATGATGGCGAGGTCGGCGAGGTTGTTGATATACTCGGTGATAAGCTCTTCGCTTCCTTCTTCGATTGTGGATCCGAGGATGGCGCCGAGTTCGCTTTTGAGTAAGCTTTGCAGCGCTCCGGCGACCGCGCGTTTTTTTGTGCCCTTGAAGGCGGCGAGGATGTTGTCGAGCGGTATCTTTTCAGTGAGAGCTTCTGCCGCTCCGGCGATGACGCCGAGCTGTATTGCCTGATCGGTGGTCGCGCCTTTCTGCTTCGCTTCGTTCATGGTCTGACCGCCGCTTCCGAGGGCGGTGAAGGCGAGTGACGCTGTGCCGAGCGGCAGCTTCGCGAGGAATTGAGCGGTCGAGAGACCGGTGCTCGCGAGGAACTTCCCGACCGGATTTCTGATATCTTCCGTCAGCCCGGCGGCGGTCGCGTCGCCCATGTTGACACCGGTGTTCCATTTGCTGTACGGATTGTAGGGCTGTCCGGTGATCTTCGCGCCGAGTCCGGCGATTCCCGCCGCGGGAGCGGCGTAAGCGCTGAGTATGTTTCCGGCGATTCCGGCGGCGACCGGGTGCTCCTTCGACGCCTGTTTCATCGTCTCATTTTCGCGCTCGTAGGTCCGGCGGTTGACGTCGGTTCTGATAGCTTTCAGGTACTCGTCGGCGCGCTTTTTGTCGCGCTGGAACCAGTAGCTGTAGGTCGCGGCTTCGTCGTCCGTGAGGTCGCGGACGTCGACGCCGTTCACGTAGTAGTTCTGTCCGGTCGCGAGGTTGCCTCCGCTCTGCGCGGCGGCTTTTTTCTTTTCGGCGCTGATTCCGGGGTCGATTTCTTCGCCCTTCGTCACCTTGTCGAGAAGCCGCAGATTGTCGACGAGGTTGTCTCTGCGGTTCTGTCCGACCTTGGATACCGCCTTCCCGTTTTTGTCGCTCTGAGCGCCGCCCTCGAGCCCGTGGCGGGCTATCTTGTTCCGCTGTCCGACGAGAGCTTCGTTTGCTGTCGATTTGTGCGTGTGGTTTCTGAGATTGGATATACCTTCGTCCTTTGCCGCCCTCTCGAGGGTTTTCAGCTTTGTCATTTCGGTCAGGGTCTCCGCGTCGGCGCTCTGTCCGACCGGACGGCGGAGGACGTTGTTCTGCCTCAGCGTGCGGTCTTCGGCGTAGCTCGTGCCGGGTGTCGAGAGTGAGGAGCGCGCCGTCTGGATTTTCCCGGGGTTGTCCGCGCTGTCGCGTTCAGCCTGTGTTCTCTGAGCCTGTCTCAGCCTCTCTTCCGGAGTCTGCACCATGGGCAGCGTCGCGGCGGGCGTCCTCGTCGTGTTGTCTGTTGTCGGTATAGCCCGGGACGTATCTTCGCTCTTCATCCGGTTCGCTGTCCACGCCGAGAAGCCGGACATTCCGTTCTTTTCGTTCTGCGCCGCGACGGACGGGGCTTTCGCCCCGCCGTTCTGATTTCTTCGTGTCCATTCGCTGAAAGTCATGGTTTCCTCCGATCAGTTCCCGTTCTGTTTTCTGTACGCGACGTACGCGTTCCGGTAGTCCGCGTAGGTTCGGTATCCGGTGACAGCCGGGTCGGATGATCCGGCGCGTTTGAGCGCTTCCCACGAGCTCTGCGGGAGAAGCTTGTCGTTACTCAGTGCCTGTGACGCGCTCGCGAGGTCGGACGAGTCCGCATAGCTCTCGCCCGGCGTTAGGTAGTCAAAGAGCGATACAGCGGTCGCCCCCGCGCCTTTGCCCGTTCCGGACGCGCTTGTTCCGCCCGAGGTGTCTTTGATGATTCCCGCCTCTACGAGAGCGTCTCTCGAGATTATCCCGGCGGATATCAGGAGATCGAGCTGCTTTGCCGTAGCTTTGCCCGCCTTGTAGGCGTTCATAGCCTCGAGAACGAGCGCTTCGTTGCTTGTGCTGTCCGCGGCGGTGTCAGCGAGGCTGATGTTCGCGAGATCGTCTTCGGTGATGAGTCCGGCGGAGATTAGGATATCAAGCTGCTTCGCGGTTGCCTTGCCCTTCTTGTATGCGTTCGCTGCTTCAAGAATCTGTGCGCCGGCGCTCGTGCCGTCCGTCGCGTATCCGGATTCAGCCGCGCTGGTGTCGATTCCGAGCGCTTTGAGTTTCGAGTAGTCGCCTTGTGCGGCGGCGAGCTTCGCGAGCTCGAGCTGCCTCGACCACGCGCTGTCCGACCTCGAGTTCCGCGCGTTCGCGATCTGTTCCTGTCTGTAGGTGTTTTCGAGTTCGGCGGCAATGCGATCGAGTTCGGCGTTCTTTCTCGCCGTTGAGGTGTCGACGCCCATACCCTCGAGGTAGTCGTAGTCACCGTATCCGGCGTACAGCCCGCCGAGCTGCGCGCGGTTGTACTCGTCCGAGAGTGCGTCTCTCGACTGTGCCTTCGACGTGTCGATTCCGAGCTCGTTCAGTCGACTGTAATCTCCGTAGTCCGCGGCGTCCTTGGCGCGGCTGTATTTGAGTTCGTCCTGATACTGGTTGTTCTTTACCGTGTCAAGGAGCTGAGTGTACCTGAAATCCCGGTCGTTCTGGTAGTCGGACACGCTGTCGCGGTATCTCGAGTAGTCCTGCGCCTCGAGCGCCGAGGCGTCCGAGAGAAGATTTCTCGCGCGGTTGTACTCGTCCTGATATTTCTGGTACTCGAAGTTCCGGTCGGTGTTGTAGGCGTTCAGGTCTCCGAGGTATCTGTCGTGCTCGGCGGCTGTTTCAGACTGCACCGAGTTCAGGGCTTCGCGCTTCATTGTGTAGTCGTTCAGATATCTCTGGTACGCGTTCTGGTACAGCTCCGGGATCTTGTCCGCAAGCTGGCTCGCGTAGTAATTACCAGCCTGCGCCGCGGCGGACATGGCGTAGGACGAGGCGATTCCGCCCGACTGTCCGGAGGCTTTCGCGAGCGCGTCGGCGGTGGCGCGTTCTCCTTCGCGGCGGTACTGCTTCGCGTATGCTTTGTAGCTCTCGTCGTTGTTTTTGTCGTAGGAAAACTTCTCCGGGTTCGCGATCTGACTTATGAGATCGTCGCGGGTTCCGGCGTATTTGTCGTCGAAGGTCGGCGCGGGCTTGTCGTAGGTGAAATCCCCGTAGTTTTTCAGCGCGTCGTAGCTGCTTCTGACGTCGCCGGTGTACCCGGAGCTGAAGCTCGGAGCCTTGCCTGAGTCGAAGGAGGACGGGGAGGGGGACGTGAGATAGTACTGCGAGCCGTCGGTTCCGCCCTTGTACCCGCCGTATTCGTTTCTGATCTGTTCTGCGCCTTTGTTCGCAAGCGCGCGCATTTCGTCCGTCGTCGCTTTGTTGTAGTCGTTTTTGTAGTTTATGAGGCTCATGCCGGCGTCGGGGTTTCTTTCGGCGAGTCTGAGATCGGCGTCGGACATATAGAGATTGTTTTCGGCGAGCTTTCGCTTCACGTCGTCGTAGGTGTATGTAGCCATGTGATTCCTTTCTTACTTGTTCGGAGATCCTTCGGAGGCTTCGCGTGTCAGGGAGTAGAGCCGCCACATTCCGGTTCCTCTGAGGCGTATCCGGAAGTGGTCGCAGCGTCGGATGTTTATCGGCAGATAGTAGCTCTTCTTGTCGGACGGCGGCAGTGTGCGGACGTTCTTCCATGCCCCGCCGTCGGAGCTGAGCTCGACCGTGAGGCTCGCGCCGGTGTCGAGCCCGACCCGGAGCAGTATCTTCGCCGTGCTCTTCTTGTTCGGCGACCCTTCGATAAAGTCCGCGAACTCGAGCATGGATGAGATCTTTCCCTCGGGGGTCCAGCCGTCGGAGCTTCCGGTTCCGGAGACCCGGATTATCTTCCCGTCGTCCCCGAGCGCGAACGCGCCCTGATAGGTCACGCCTTCTCCGCGCGCGAATCCGACCGCTTTCAGATCGTCCTGCTTGTGCCAGAGACCGTATCTTGTGTCGTAGCAGTACAGCGTCGTCGTCCCGTCGTCGGCGGTGAGCGACGCGAAGTATCTGATACCGTCAGACCCTCCGGCGCCGCCGGTGAATCTCGTCGTCCCGAACGGCATTGATATATTCTCGGGAATGCCGCCGGTGTAGGCGAGGATTCCGACCGGCGAGAGGTAGAACAGCGTCTCCCCCGCGACGGCGAGCGTTCTTTCCGCCCCGGTGAGAACTCCGAGCGTCGCCGAGGACATGACCTGGAAATCCGAGGGCTTCGAGCCGTAGACTTTGTATATCCGGTTTTCCTTGAAGAAGATCGGATACCCAAGATATGAGACACAAGCCGTAAAGTTCCCGGCGGACCCGACGTCGACGGCGTACGAGTCGCTCGCGAGACCGTCGAAGACGTTCCAGTTGAACGGGTCTCCGGGCTTGCTCGCGTAGATCGTGTTCCCCTTGCATCCCCAGAGCCGGTTCTCGTTTTCGCAGATGAAGTCGAGGTCGGGGACGCTGCGTTTCAGCGTCAGAGTCTGGTTCGTGGCGGTGGTGAAGGAATTCTCGTAGAACCCGAGGTCTTTTTTGTCGTCGGAGATTTCGCGGATGATGATAGTCTTGTTGTTCCCGGCGTCGGTCGCGCCGCTGATCTCGACGGCGTCGCCCGCTTTGAACGGGAATTCTGTTCCGGTCGTCTTTATCCTGCACCCCTCGGCGTCCTCTCCGGCGTATTTCCCGTCGGCAAAGGAGGCTGTTCCGGTCCACTCGGCTTCGAGACTTCCGGACTCGCCCGTGAGGCGGTTCAGATACTTCTTGTCCGGCAGGATGATGATGTACGCGCCGATGCAGGCGAACTTCTTCGGCGTGTCGGTGACCGTCCCGCAGACAGTATCAGTTTCGTCCGCGTCGTTCACAAGCTTTCTGAGGCTCGTTCCGTCGACGTAATACATCTCGTCAAACAAACATATTCCGTTCGGTTTGGTGAGCGTCCTGAGCTCCGCACGCGCGTCACGGGGTCTTGCTACCGGGTATTCGTCGGCGGTCAGGTTCTTCATGTCGAAGATAGCGCCGTCGGCGGCTCCGGAGGTGTGATCGAGCCCGGCGAACTTAGTCTGCGTCTTCTGCTTTATGCCGTCGTTGTAGACCGGCGAGGCGAATTCAACCGGCATCGTCCGCGACCTCGAAATCAATGAACGCCTCGAGCCGTTCGAGGTCGGACGCCGAGAGCAGAATGTTGTCGCTCATGGGCAGCCGGAGTCTCGGGATATCCTCGAGTCCGGCGCTCATCGCGAGCAGCTCGTCGAGCTGTTTCTGCCCGTCTTTGCCCATTGCCCTTATCCCGTCCTGCCGTTCGGCGAAGAAGGCGAGCTTCTGGTTCACCTGTCCGGCGAGCTCGTAGAGCTTGTAGCTCGATTTCAGCGGGAGATCCTGATTGTAGAGCTTTTGCAGAGCCGGGAGCCCTTGCAGTAGGTCTTTGATTGTTGCTTTCATTGTGGTTCCTTTCTTTAGCTGACACTGTTTATTCCGTCGCGCAGGGCGTTCAGCATACTCGCGTAAATTGTCCCACCGCTCGAGGCTGTCGGGATACCGCCGGAGATGTAGACGATTGACACGATAGCGCTTCGCGCCTGATTGAACATATCCGCGGTGAACACGTTTCCGGAAACTGCGCGCGTGAACGACACGGTTGAAGCCCCATGATAGGAGCGGACGCTGTTGATATTGCTTGTGAGCCTGTTCCATTCGGATGCCGTCAACTTGAATTCCGCGCCCGAGTTTTTCGCGGTGTCCCAGCTGAAATAGCTTGGGCGAGTTGCCGGTTCTTCTTTGGTTCTGCATATGCTTGATATTTCTTTAGTCGAGTCAAGTCCGGATGTCGGCGTAGAGCTGAAATGAATGATCGCTCTTATCGAGTAGCTCGTTCCCGGACGAAGACCGCTGAAGTTTTTTGTTGAAGAGTTCGACGCGTGCGCCGCGAGTGAGGATGTCCCCGCGCTGTCGTAGCCGTTATACCACTCTATATAGCGGTCATTCCGCGCGTAGCTGGTGTCAAGTCCGCTTACATACGCGCCGATCGATGTCGTTGCTATGTTTGTAAAACTCAGCGAAGCCATTTACTCACCCGAACTTTGCTACGAGGGCGACGTCGGCGATATAATCCGCGATGTTCGCGGTCGTTACGACGTCGTAAAAATCGTTCCCGCTCCTGACTTTCGGTGTCTGCGAAAAGATAACCGGATCATACGACTGCATATAGATTGACTTCGGGTAGCTTGACTGTACGATCGGAACCGCGCTGCTGCTTCCGAGGACTATTTCGACGTTCTCGTCCATTCCGAGCCGTCTGCCTTCGAGAGCTGACGCGCTGATGCTGGCGTCGAATACGATCCACCCCTGACTGTTCGGCTTGATGAGGTCGACTTTTATGCTTCCGGTCGTGATGTTGTCCCCGTTTATCGTCGTACTGCCGCTCGTCGAGAGGTCGGTGAAGCGGACGAAGCCGCTGAAGACTATCGTTTCGCTTGATACCGCAATACCATTCCGGATGAGGCTGATCGTCGACTGTCCGCTTTTGTTCGACACTGAGAGCGAGATGCCGTTGACCGTCTGGGAGATACTTGAGATATCCCCTTCGGCGTTCGATATCCGGCTCGTGAGAGACGAGCAGGTCTGTGTGAGGCTCGAAATGTCTCCCTCGTTGTTCGATATTCTGCTCGTCAGCGACGAAGCGGTCTGTGTGAGAATTGAGATATCCCCTTCGGCGTTCGTGATCCGGCTCGAGAGAGACGTCGCGGTCTGTGTGAGGGTCGAGATGTCTCCCTCTGCGTTTGTGATCCGGCTCTGGAGCAGTTCGGCGGTCTGGATAAGAGTCGAAATGTTTCCGTCCGAGTCCTCGATGCGTCTGTAGATCGGCTCCGAGATGTCGCTCTTGATTTTGTCAAGCGACGCCGCGTTGAAATTGTCCTCCGAGATGTTCCCGAGAGAGTAACGGAGCTGCTCGACGAGCATGAACAGGTAATTGTAGATCGTTTTTATCCGGTCGCTGTCCCTGTCCTCCGCGCGGTATTTCGGGAGCGCCTCTTCGGTGAGCATCTGAGCGGTCGGCATCGTCAGTCTTCCTTGCCGGAGTCGGGCTTGTCGTCAGGCTTGTCCTCGTCCGTATCAGCGGGAGTGTATGTGCGGTTCGCGTCGACGGCGCTCTCTCCGAGAATGTAGGCGATGAGAACGCCGCCGGCAGTGATGATTGCCGTTATCTGCTCGACTGTGCCGTTCTCGACATTGAACGCGACGAGAATCGCGGTGACAAATCCGGCGACCGCCGCCCAGAATTTGCGGCTTGAGAGTTTCTGTTTCCAGTTGATCTTGTTATTCATATCTGTTTGTCCCTTCTGTGCCGTCGTAGGGCACGTCCATTTGATTTTCCGTGTATTCGTCTTCCGTCTTTCCGGTGATGTCCCGCCGCTCGATTTTGATGTTGTTCGCCCTCAGAAGCTTAATTTCGTTTTCTTTTCTGGCTTTCCAGAAATAGAATCCGGTCGTCGTGGCGTAAGCCCCGAAGGCGAGCGAGAGCAGCGTCGGGAGCGCCGACAGGTCGGCTGTGCGCCACATGAGCACACAGCCGAAGATCGTGACCGAGATCGTCAGGATCGTGTCGACGCAGAAGATGAGCTTTGAGAACTCGGGCTTCTTCATTCGAGGATCACGTCGAGCCTGTAGTCTATCGCGGCGGCGTGCTCGATTATGCACCCTCTCGCGGTGGCCCACCCACGGCAGAAATAAACCGCTTCGCATTCGCTCATTTTTGCGAGTGACATCGCGAGATAATGGAGCGGGCGGTTGACGACGTCCGGCTCAGGCTCGTCGGTGAAGTATGTATCGACGACTTCATATCCCGCGCTCTCGAGGGCGGCTTTCGCTTTTTCGCGGACCTCGAGGATTTCTTCGGCACTCATGCCCTTCATGGGCTGTGAGATCATTGCTTTCATGCTGATCATCCTTTCTTTGTTTTTACCCAGCTGACGATTTCTTTGAGCAATATCGAATCGGGCTTGACCTGCCAGATCGTGTAGGTTCGTCCGACGACCCGCTTCGGAACCGGCTTGCCGTTCGTGTAGATGTCATCTTCTTTGATTGTGTAGGTGTCGCCGACCTTGTAGGTCTTTGTTTCCTGCTTCTTCATGCCGTAGCCGTAGTCGATATCTATGTCTCCGATACCGCCGCCGGGGAGCCTGCACTTGCCCGGCTGCCAGATCATGGCGTTCCGGTATGCCGGAGGGAGATCGGACGGCGGGACGCTGTCGAATGTCGCCTTGCAGTCCTTTCTCTTGTACGCGGCGATCCATAGGTTGTACTCTTTCACCCGGTCGGTCTCGAGGCGGTAGAGCCAGTAGTCGGGATTGGTGTAGATTCCGGTTCCGAAGCCGTGGTCCTTGACCCGCTCGCAGAATGCCGTGATGATGTCAGTGCGGAGCTTCGGCGTGTACTTCACGCCTTTCGTTCCGGCGTATCTTTCGGTATCGTATTCGAAATCGTGGAAGATCGGGAGCTCCGGTTTGTACTTCGCGACCGTCCGGCAGCAGAGTTCGGCTTCGCGCCGCGCCCCCGCGGCGTCGAGCGCGTAGCAGAACCAGTAGAACCCGACCATCATCCCGGCGGCTTTCGCGCCGCTTGTGTGCGCCTCGAGCTTCGGGTCGACGATCCCGCCGTACCCGGCGCGGATCATCACGAAGTCAATGCCGGCGTCTCTCAGCTTTTTGAAGTTCAGACCGGAGTTGTGCTTTGAGATATCGATTCCTTTTAGTGCGT